CGCGTTCTACCGCAGTACCACATTCGAGACACACGGCCACAGGTGCGGCGTCACAACAGTGACGAGGACGGGGTAGCGCGATATGGCCGCATTCCGGGCACAGATCGCAGCCCGAATAGACGAGCGGTGCACCGTATTGCCTAATCGGCCGGTCGCTCATGCGCCTAGTATAGCTCACAGCCCTGCCCGTTTCCCTTTGAGGAGATGCTCGATATGTACTTCTACGCCGCGGAGGCGTTCGCCAAAGCCGGCATAACGCCGCTCGAATTCCTCGCGGATTTCCTTCAGTTCAGCGAGCACCCTGTCAAGCTTTTGGTCGGTGATAATCGAGGCTTGCTCGCTGGCACGAGCCTGATCTTTGAGCATCTCGGCAAAATCCGCCAGCCGGACGCGTTCATTCGACAGATTGATCTCAAGCACCTCAATGCGCTTTTCGAGGGATCCGAGTGGGCGGTCTTCTGGATCCATCAGCCTGTTTTTCCTGAGGAGTTTTTTCACGAGTGGAATGGTGACATCCTTTACCAGGAGATAGATGATCAGTAGCGCCGCCCCAAGCGTCCCCGGCATTCCTTCATTCTACGGCACTGCGACCGAGTTCCATTGGAGGATCCCCACATACAATTGCTGGAATGCCGAGGGCGCGGGAGGAGATCCGACTGTGGCTTTGGCCGAGATCACCAGATAGCCCCGGCCGCAGCAGATCTCGATAAAATCCCATGCGAGCCAAACGCCAGCCGGTACAGTGGCCGCGACCAGATCGGGCGGCGGTGGCCCGGTTTCGATGCTCCAATCCCAGAGCGTGAGAAACAGCCACGAGCCGAAGCCGGCCAGGTCATTCGTGAAGGCGAGATTGAAAATCGGATAGGTCACTGCCGGCGAGCCAGCCTGAACCAGAGTCGTATAGACGACAGCAAGACCATGCAGATCGGCCGCGATGACTGGCGCCCCGAGAGGAAGACTCGGGAAAGTCGATGGATCGATCCTAACGATGATTGTGCCCGGCGGGGCGACCGTGGGTGCCGAGGCGAAAAACGAAGCGATGCCAGCGTTTGAGTTGTCACTTCCATTGGCGCCGGTGAAAGTGCAGCTATAGGTTCCGATCGAAGTGACGGTTTGGTCGGCGTATACGGTGCTGGCCGTGCCGCCGCCGCAGAGCTGGCCGATCGAAGCCTGCTCTTCGATCGTGAAGCCGGTCCCTGGTCCCCAGGGTCCCGCGAAGCCGACAGCGCCGCCGTCGCATGCCACAGCAATGATCAACTCATTTGCTTGTGTGGTGGTGATACTGCCCGTAGCTACGCCGCTCAGGTTGCTATGACTCTGGTCAAGTGGTGTTCCCCCCACTTTGATGACACCCGAATATTCTGCGATCAGCACTTCGATGGCGCCGGTACCGCTGCCGGCCGGGAGTGTCACCGTACACGCGCCACTCGCAGCCGCCAGTGCGTACCACAGCACGACCTGGGTGTTATCATTGACATTGCTCGAGTTGACGGCCTGCGTCCAAGTATTGCTCTGGGTATCAGTGGGCGTGCCGAGCCCGCCGGCCGGACCGCAGAAACCGCTGCCAGCGACGATCACGAGCAGATCGCCCGCGGCCACGTTGCTCGCAAATGCAACTGTCACCGAGCCGACATTGGCGCCCGAGCCGTGGGCATGCTGGATGAGGAGGGCACTCATAGCTGCGCCCCTCCGAGGAACCAGTCAAGATCGTCTTGGACGCCTGGCGATAGGTTGCCACTCGTCAAGACGCGCAAATGGTAGGAGCTGGTCGGCTCACCGCCAAGTTGTTCGTGTGTCACGACCACCAGCCCGACATGCTGTACGCCATTTGGCTCCGTAAGGATCACGGCGTTACTATTCGTGACCCAACTCGGAAGCTTGCGCGTGCCGGCGGCGTTCGCGAAAACATAGCTCGAGCTGCGGCTGTCGCCGAGCTCCACGGCTTGATACCAGAAGTATGTGGCCGCATTGTTCGAGAGGAAGAAATGAGTCCGGCCGAGCGGATCTGTCACCCCGGTCACGAATGTACTGTTTACATCGCCCGTGACATTCGAAGATTCGTTGAGCAGTTGCGCTCCGATATCAAAAGCCGTGCCAAAAGTGAGAGCGTCGACCTGGAAAGATACGCCCCAGAACCGTGAGCGCGTCGGCGAGGGATCGACGGCGCCGCGGTCATAGGTGATCAAGATCGTGCGATTATTCGGCCGCCAGTGCATCGTGCAGATCAGTTCGGCCGGCGTCGTCGAGGGCTGGGCAGTGGCCCATTTCTCCGTGGCGAGATTGAAGACTTGCACGGAGAGATTCGCCCCAGCATGCGGCTTGACGGTCGCACAGTAGAGAAGGAAGCCCCCATCAAATACACAGGAGCCGGAGAGGCCGCCCGCGATCGGAGAGCCCACATCGGCCGGCGCGTGTATCGTATCGAGGGCCGCCCAGGTCCGGCCGTGATCGGTCGATTTGAAAATCTGAAATGTCCCGTCATTGCAGGCGGCCCCGTAGAAGAGATAGCCGTTGTAGCGCGCTGGCACTGACTCGGTGTTGTTCATCGCATTCAGAATCGGCTGCCGTCCTGTTTCGTCGATCCATGACCGGACGGGCACAAGATTGGCCGAAGGTATTTGCTTGTTTACTGTTCCGGTGCCCGTGCCGCCGCCGGGAGCGCCAGAGCCAATACCGCCAGCGAATCCTGCGGCACTCAAAGGAACGGCAAGCGGGTGGGCATTCACTCCCCCACCGGTACCGAGCCCCCGCTTCAATTGAGCGGCCCACCCGCCTACAATCGGCGCGTCGATCGAGGCTGTGACCGTGAAGAGTTTGCGCCGATTATCCGTCGCGATCTTCACTGAGTCAATCAAGAAGAAGGCGCCGAGCGCGGGCGAGCCTTGTGAATCGAGGCCGATGTCTTTGAGGTTGACTTGAATCGTCTGGCCGATGTTGAGCCCCGGGCGGTAGGTCATCACCTGCACTTGTTGCGCGATATCCTTCGCGACTTCGACCATCGACTGTACGAAAGTCTCGGCATCGACTACGCTATTGAGGGCGTTGAGATTGATTTTGGCCTCGCTGATCCCCGAACCAGATTGGAGCGTTGACTGTGCCTGCTGCGCGGCCACGTCATCGAAGGCGTAGATGACAAAGACTGGGAAACTGACGATCAGAACGTCGGTGTTTTGCAATGGCCCGGCGGCGCCCCAGGGCTTCCAGAACGTGGGCGAGGTCACCGGATCGTGGCCCTTGTTGCTGCCGACGAGTGCCGTGTACAGATTGCCGGCGCGCGTCACCACATCATTTTGGTTGTAGCTGACATTTGATGCCCAAGCCGTTGCCGATCCGACGGAGGTGATCGTCTTGGAGCCCAGCGTGTAGTACCATTGCTTCCCGATATCCGTACCCGCCACGCCGATAGTTTGCGAATTGCCATTCAGGGTGATCCGCACTTGCCCGAGTGCAGACGTGGGAACCGCCTGAGCGAGCGTGAAACTGGTCGTGACCCCATCGCCGATGAATGTTTGCGCAACTTGAGTGATCTCGGCGATCCCGCGGTTGAAATAGTTTTGAAGCGTTATTGTGTTCTGAAGCTGCATCAGGAATTGGTTGTCAGAGCCGTCTGTATCCGAGATGTTGAAGGGCGCCGCGATCGAGCCTTGCTTGATGTAGTTCAACACTCGCCGCGGGCTCATGAACCACTGAAACTGCGGCGTTGCAGCCTTAGGGGTAGAAGCACTTACTAACTGGTCCAGCCCATCACTCACCTTCGCGCCGATCGAGGAAAAGGTAGGGAGTTGCGGTCCACTGGTATCGAGATTCGCTGTCACGCCATCATCAAACAGAGCATGGGCCACCCAATAAGTGATGATCTGATCGGCGCGCACATTCACAAATTGGCCTTGGCTCGGATTGGCCGCCCCCAGAGTCGTATCATTGTCGGCGACCGCATCACTGACTCCAGTGCCGCGCCGATCGCAGATCACTTCCCAGCCTTTGCAATCTACGGCGGAGTAGACGGTCTTCGTGCCGGGCTCATTTGTGACTTGGCTTTGATCGATCTGGCCGCCAAAATAGTCGACAGCGGGGCTGGCTTCGGTGTCCGTGATCAATACGGGTATGCCTACTTTGGCTGCCGTAATGATCAGCGAGCCATCGAGAGACACGATGGTGAAGCGTGCTGTAGAATGCTGCGTCAGCGAGAGATCACACTGGACGCTGCCCATCAGCGGATAGTTCATAGCGCTATTGACCGCTCGGTAAAGCACTACTTGAATCACGCCAGATGTGGAATTATCCGGGAGGGAGACATTCAGGACGACATGCGAAGCATCAGTGAACGAGAGCACCGTCGTCCAGGTGACATCAGTCAAATGGTCGGGGCCGCCAGATAGGACCATCACCACAGCGCTGACATCGGTAGCGAGAAAAGTAAAGCCGATACTTTGTAAATTAGGCGACCCTGCCGTGAAGACCGCGGCAAAGGCGTAGCCCAGCTGCACGACCAGCGTGTCGCTTTCGCGTGACGGGATGAATCCCGGCATTAGTGGAAAGCCCCGGCGAGCCGCGCTTTCCGGAAGATGAGAGTCGCGAGATGATCGGCCGTGTCACGCGTTACGCCGTGCAATGCTCCGATCTGGATTGACAGACCCCCAGGCGCAAAACTCGGCCCTGTCGCAGAGGCAGCAATATCCTTCGCCGGCATCACGTACTCACCTTTGTGCACCAGGGCGAGCATCGTCTCCGGCACATAACCGCCGACCTCGAATGCGGCCAACGGAGCAAGCGCTGTCACAAATCCCATTGCCTCGGCTGCGGCTGCCGGCGCGAGGAGCGGGCCGATAATCGGTATCGCTGCCGTCGCTGCGAAGGCATTCGCCGCAGCGACGGGGGCTTCGCTTAAAATCTGCCCGACATTCGTTGCAGAGCCGGTGCCGCGCTCGAGGAGTTTCTCGATCACGAACTCTTCGCCGGTCTTGATAATGGCATTGATCACTGTCGACAAAAGGTCTTCGGCGAATTGAGTGAAGATTTGATGCATCATCTTCCCGAAGCTGCCGCCCTCGACAATCAGCTTTGAAAACTGCGGGCCGAGTTTGGACAGTGACGTATCCACTAGATCGATGGCCTGCGTCGCCATCGTGCCCAGCACATTGTGGATGTCATAGCCGAAGTTTTTGGTCTGCAGATCGGCGAGTGCGAGGCCCACCTGATAGCCAGTCAAGCTCTTGCCTTGGCTAGCCGCGAGTTGCTCATGCAGTGTGATTTGCTCTTTGATCGCAGCATTAATCTTCTCTTGCGCAGCGCCTGTGTTTTCAAGGGCACTGACTAACCGATCCTGCTGCGCGACGGCGCCGGGCAAGTCCTCCACAGCCAACCGATTGATCAGTGCCTCGATCGGCGCCAGGTTTCCCGCGGCGAAATCTTTATCGATTTTGGCCAGCGCCTCATGAAGCGCATCAATCGGTGGCTTGGTCTCGCCGAGCATCGAATTGAGGCTCTTTGTGAAGTCATCGCTCGACTTGGTCAGTTCTTTCCAGCTTGCACTCGTGCGTTCGCCCGTTTCGCTCAAATGGCCCATGTCATCGATCACTGGCGGAATGCTCGCAGAGATTGCCTTGAGCCCGGCGACCGTATCCAATTGCGCATCATTGAGCTTTAGCTGTACGACTTCGGCCCGACTCAATCCGAGTTCATTCGCCCCGATTTCCACCCCGAACGCCGCGACTTCGTCCTCATAGGCCTTCTGCGCCGCGACGGCCTTCTGATACATCTCGATCTGGAATTGCAATTCGCCGCCATAATCGTGCGTGATCGCCCGCAGACGATCGAGGTGTTCTGTATGGGCTCCTGCCGCGCCGCTTGCTTCCCCTTCCGCCTCGACAAGTTTTTTCATTGCCGCTTGCGCTGCGGGAAGATTCGTCTCAGCCAATTCCCGGATCAGATTCGTCGCTTCCTGCCATTTCTGCGTCTGGAGATCCTGGTTGAATTCTTTTGCGAAACTCGCTTCAGTGAAGACATGAAGCGGCGGTCCGGCGGCTGGACCTTTGGCGGCTTCCTTCTCCGCATTCGCCAGACCTGCGAGTTCTTTCGCCGCCGCTTCAGCCCCTTGAGTGATTCGGGTCCAAAGGAGATGGATCGCCTGCGCCGCTGTCTCTGCAACCTCAACCCAGAACTTGATAGCATCGGCCATCTGCTTGAAGACGGCGAGCACATTCTGCGCGAGCGGCTCCAGGAATTCGCCGACGGATTTGAAGAGCGCTTCAAAACTGTTCTTGACGCCCTGCCATTCTCCCTTGAGCGTCCCCGCGGCAGCCTCGCTGACACCAGAGAATTTATGCAGAGCCATCCCCAGGACTTCGAGGCGCGTCTCCTGATCGAGCGCTTTGAAGGTCTTGGTAATGTCCGACTCGGCTACGCCCATCACAGCGGCTAAATCTTTGGTATTGAGGCCGAGCTGGACGATCTGCCGCGCGCCTGCCATCCCGGCGGCGGCCATTCGTTCTAGGACGTTCGCAGTCTGATCAACGCTGGAATTGACTGCCGCCGCAGCATCAGCCGCCGCTCGCAACGCTCCCGGAATCGATTCTAGCGAGAATCCGAAGGCATCCATGCGTTGCGTCGCTTCGAGCAGCGCCGGGAATGGCAGGTTCTCGTCTTGCGCTAATTGTTCGGCTTGCTCGATTTGCTCGTTGGCCGTCTCCGCCGATCCCGTCAAGGCGGTCATGGCCACAGCGGCCGATTGGACGGTGGCAAAATCCTCGAAGGCACTCTTCAACAGTTCGCCGGCAGCAACGACCAGTCCCAGTTCTGTCGCCAAATCAATCGCCCGTTCGCCGATCGAATCGAGAACGCCTGTGTGTTCGGCTCCCGCGGCGCTGGCCTGATGAGTCGCGGTCGCGAGCTGGCTTTCGGCCCGCGCGAGGGCCTCGGCACTCACTGTCCCCTCGTCATATCCGCGACGCAATTCATTGACTGTGGCCTGCGCATGGGCTGCCGCAGACTCAAGCTCGGTTTGCTTGGCGATGACCGACTGTGCCGCATCGCTGAATTCGAAAAAGCGCTCGCTCGCATCGCCGGTCTGCGTGCCGGCTTGCTCTACTGCTGCCGACGCCGCATGCATGGCTTCCGCAAGGGTCATGCCGGATTCGACGCCGCGCTGCACTGCGGCCTCGAACGTGTCCGCAGAACCGGCGGCCGTACTGAGCGAAGCCGCGATTTGGCTGCCGCCGTCAGCGGCGATTGATTGGGATTGTTGTAGATCAGTCATCAACTGCGAGTAATCGCCGCTGATGGTGACGGATAAGCCACCTATCGATTCGAGATCATCCGGCATTGGAATAATTCTAACCCGTTTTCTTCGCCCGTGAAGCTGCAAACTCCTGGAACACAGCGAGTTGTTCCTGCCACGTTTTGACAGGTCGCGGCCGGCGGTACTGCTCGGGCAGGAAGTCGTCGGCTGTCCATTGATGATCGGGATTATCGCGGATCTTGACGCCGCCGGCGATGAAAAGATGCGCCTTCAGATCGGCTAGGTCTTCGGCGTGCTGTCGTTGTGCGGTCTCAAAGAGACGCCGATGGGCGGCGAATTCCCGCGGGGTCAGAGACCAGAAGCGATCCGGGTCGAGCCCGCAGCCAAGCGGTGAAGTGGCGAAGGCCCATAGATCGAGCCAGTGCTCGTCTAGTTGATGGCTTCGCTGGCGGCCGGCTTGGGTGGCGCCTCGGCCGCCGCTGCCGGGCTCGGCGCTTTTTTTATCGCCGCCACAACGGCTTCGCAGATCATCTTGAAAATATGGTCCGGATCCTCGCCGAGCCGCGCGGCCCACTGTGCAGCGGAGGGTACGGGCTGATTTTGATTCACGAAATGATGTGCGACGCCCGCAGCGAAAAGTTTGAACATCAACGAGACTTTGCCGGGCCTCGATGTCTCTGCGCCGAGTACTTTCAATTCGTTGGGGCCAATACCCGCTTCGTCAAGAATGAACTGGGAGAGCATGGAGAATTTGACAGTGTAGGTATCTTCGCCGATCGTTATCATCGGGAAGCTAATGGGTGAATCCATGCCGAATAGTGTAGCATTGCGCAAAATTGCGAAACAGGCGCCCCCGGATTATCTCCGAGAGCGCCCGCTCTCAAATGGCTTGGCCAACCAACCATGTGAATTGGATTATACCAAGACTGGTTGACCGGTGGTCGTGAAGGTCACATCCGCTTCGAGGACCCCCGCAACCTTCGCCATGATATTGAACTTCGAAATGTACGCTTGAAAATAATAGGTAGTCGCGACCGGATCGGGGAATACAAGTTGATATTCCCGGAGCTGCCGGCCGGTGAAGACGGCCAGCAAGCCATTGGTGCCGTCATGCCCGTAAGGCGTGTTCGGCGTGCCGTCCGAGCCTGCCGATGAGGGGATGAAGAAGAGTTTGAAACTCACATCGCCGTTG